AAAGGTAAAGAACAGGAATATAAAGACTGGTATGAAAAAAACAGTGATCCATACGGTAGAGCGTGTTTTACATATGCTGAAAGATGGGCTGGAATGATGGAAGAGAAGATAGAAGCATCAGAAGAAGACGAAATGAAAGTTATTGTTGATAATGCAAAGCAGCTGAGCTATGAAGCGGATAAAGATGGAATCACAGGATTTATGTACGGAGCAGCTGTCAGTATTCTTTCTCAATACTGGGAATACGGAGAATGTCTAAGAAAATGGCACAACAAAGATTATGGATATGACGGTGACGGTGTTGTAAATCCAGCGGTTATAACTGTTGGTTGAAAAGGAAAGCAAAGATGAATGATAAAGACTTTATAAGAGCGCTTGAAGAAGCCAGGCTAAAAATAGAGCTGTCAAATAAACGTATTTTGTTTATGC